CGGTTTGTGGTAAAGGCCAGACTTGGCCAGCATAGTTGTAAGTAGCCACATTGAACGGATCCTCACATGCAGCAAGTATGCTCAGTCTGTTTTGTGTATGGACTTCGAGGAATCCTTTACCTATAAAAAAAGACCTTAATAGGCCAACGGTATCTGTAAATTTCTTGGGGTCTATAAGTTGTGTCATTAATTTTTTCCTTTGCACATAAATCTTATTATATATACGAGTTACGCTGAATCGAGAGCAATTTTTTATAAATAGTTACAAGGAGCGAGTCATAACATGCGAAAGGTGAATCATATTTATCCGTAACATATAAAAAGGATAAATCAAGATGATTGCAGAAACCTTAGCCGGAATAGCTTTGGTTAAACAAAGCGTAGATTTTATCAAATCGCAGATTGATACTTGTAATGACATAAGTGCAATTGCTGGTTCTATTGATGGACTCTTCCGCGGTGTTGATGAAGCAAATCAAGATAGAAATAAAAGATCACAAAAAGCTCCTGGGCTAGCCGATCAGTTCGGCGTAGAGTCAGTAGCACAAGAAATGATTGATGCTAAGCTTGCTCAAGAGAAATTGCAAGAAGTAGCACAAATGATTGACATGCGTTTTGGCCCTGGTACTTGGAAAGGCATAGTAGCAGAAAGAGCAAAACGTATACAAGAACATAAAGAAGAAATGGCTCGTATCAAAAAGCAGAAGCTCAAAGAACAAGCCGAGTTTTGGGAGCAAATGAAAATGATGTTGATCATAGTAATGGCTCTCTTACTTGGAGGTGGTGCTATGATTTACGTATTGTATATGGCAGCATGATATTTGTTTTCACTTTCATTTTATTATTTCTTTTTTGTCTGTTAGTTGGATGGACATACGAAAACAGTGTGTATGTGCACATACCAAGAACAGATCTAGAAAAAAGATGTTCTGATCTAAAAGAAAGAATCTTCTGGGCTATTCACAATCTTGATCGTGAACGTATAGCTGAATCAATGCGTAATGAAGAACTTTCAGCAAATCCTTCCGAGCGTCTGACTTAGAACCTTTTTTGCCATAACGCTGTGCATACTTCATAACATTGCCCATACAAAAACCGGTTCCATGACCACCGTCAATGATAAACTCGGTGGCTTGGAACTTATCTTTTGAGTAATGTGAGTCATATGTTGAATCGATATATTTTTGAAACTCTTCGATAAGAGCACCTTCATTAAACTTATAATCAATAGACAATGGTTCTTCTTTTCGAACTTTCAAATGTTTTGTAATTACTGACATTAATTCTCCCATTTATAAAAGATGTGTTCATCAATCGTAATAGTTTTTTTCTTAGATTTAGCCCAAGCTGGTCTTACGTAGTCGGCGTGATAATGAGTAGCACCGCCGGTAAAATCTGAGAGTTCTCCGTGATAGATCTTAAAAGCGATGGTACGAGCAAAGCCATAGACGTCGAGATCAACAACAGGAATATTATCAGACTTCCCATCGCAATACCAGCTAAATTGACACCGGTGACGCAGAGGGATATGAACGTCAGGGTTTTTCCACGAAGGTCGTGTAGGTCCTTCCATAACAACCTCACAATATGAGTGAGGAAAACGACTATCATTAACACGATTACGAGTGACAAGAGCGACACCGATCATTCCTTTCGTTGACTGATTACGAGCTTCCCAATATACATTATCTGCAATGCATTTCATTTCAGAATCTGGTGTATGCCATGGGTGTGCATTTGCAACTGAAGCGAATGCTGATTTTCCAGTATATAATCCACCGGCGAATGATAATGCACATGCAATCAAATACCATTTAGTTAGCTTTTTCATGATGGTGACTTTCCATAATTTTCAACTAACGCAAGTAAACGAACCTGTTTGAGACAAGCTTCAAGGTGCTTGATAACTTTTTCGCTTGGATGCTTACGAGCTGCTTCTTCCATAAGAAACCTTGGAAGTAAACGTAACTGACGCTCGATTGACTCAGCTTTTCTATCTGCAGGTAAAGACTCGATAAATTTACGAAGACCTCTTGGTGATAGTGGCTTTGCTGATACTGCTGGCATATTGGACTCCTCTTCCATTTCCATTTTATAGATCTATTATACCATAGTTTTTTCCGTTTGTACACCATAAAATGCATTTTATTTGAAATAAATGCAATTAATAACTCTGTGCTAATCTCCACATTAAGTACTCTTTACTCTCAATAGGATCATATTTACTCGGTTCATCTCTTAGATTCACAATCATAGTACCCGGCGTAGGATCTACAAAGTGTGGCATACTATATCGTGTTTGATCAATATGACTATTGACAACTCTATGCTTCGTACTCACAAAGTAATCATTGGTCCAACGTTGTAGTAAGTCACCAATGTTAACCACTACACCATCATTAGCATACGGTACCGGATGCCATGATCCTTCGAGGTCTTGAACTTCAAGCCCTGGTACATCGTTAATCTGCCAAAGAAGCGTAATAGTGCCGTAATCACTGTGCTCTCCTATTCTCATCTGTTTATCTTCGAGCGGGCCCGTATACGCGGGATAGTGTATAACACGAGTAGTATTATAAGGATCCTGATGTGCGTCTACAAGTGTAGTGCCCGTATCTAAAATAGTATCAAATTTTGATAAAATTCTGATTGTTAAATCATCTGCAATTCGAATAGTTTCTAATCCAATTTGTTTGAAACCTTCTACTTCTCGTGGCCAGAGTTCTTCAGGCATTCGAGTATTATTGTAATTAAAACTTTCTTTCATATCTTTAGGAGCTGTAGGGTCTACATTCTCTGCACCCATTATGCTATATCCTAAATTATTTTCTGCTTGATATGAATATTGTTTTTTAGTTTCTATGTCTAATTCAAAGAAACTTTTCATGTCCTCAAACCAACGATGCATTACACGCTGATCATTAGATGTGAGTGTATTAGTAAATACTGCGAAGCCTACAGTAGTATAGGCCTCGCGTATTTGGTCCAATACTGATTCACTAGTGAAATCAATAACTGGAATCATTACTTAGGCACCGTAGCGTCAATGCCTTCTACATAGTACATCATACTATTAAGATGCATGTCATCTGCGACTTCACCGTCAGCAAGTTGAAGCTTACCGGTGTTGTCTCTGATTGGTCCTGTAAATGCAAAGTATTCACCGTTATTGATAGCATCTTTAATTTCTTGAGCTTTAAGCCTTACATTTTCAGGCATATTTGTGAATGGTGCCATTTGCACAGCGCCTTCATTCATATGTCCAAAGTAGTTTTCTTTTTGCCAGTTACCAGCAATAACTTGTCCTACCTTCTTAATGTAGTATGGTCCCCAATTATCGATGGTCGCTGTGAGCTGTGCTTTAGGTGCAAATTTGTATTGATCGCTTGCTTGACCAAAACCTAACTTACCTTGCTGTTGTGCAGCTTGTAGTGGTGCTGGAGAATCAGTGTGCTGTGCTACCATGTCACAACCTTCTGCCATCATAACGTTAGCAGCATCTGCTTCTTTGCTAGGATTGTACCAAGTGTTTGCCCATACGATATCGATATCGACTTTAGGATTCATCTTCTTAGCACCAAGATAATATGTGTTAATCTCACGAATAACTTCCGGAATAGGATATGCAGCTACATAACAAATCTTATTAGTCTTAGTCATCATGCCAGCAATAATACCCTGAACATGTCGTGCTTGGTATAGTCGCAATCCATAAGAGCTCATGTTATCTGCCTGTTTATAACCAGTGGCATGCTCGAAGTATACGTTCGGAAATTCCTTAGCAACTTTTAACATTGGCTCCATGTAACCAAATGATGTCGCAAATACAATATCATTGGTTTTTGCTAACATACGAATTGTACGTTCAGCATCTGGACCATACTTTACACTTTCAACGTAAGTTGTTTTAACTTTATCGCCGAAGGCTTCTTCTACTTGTTGACGACCAATATCATGGCGGTATGTCCATCCATGGTCACCTACTGGGCCTACGTATACGAATCCAACTTTAACTGGTTCGGCATGAGCCATAGTTAAAGCGGAAAGCAACATTGCACCCGCTACTAGTAATTTTCGAAACATATGTTCTTCTCCCTTCTGTTTCGGTTAGTTACAAAATTCTTTTATCATAGGAAATACTGGTTCTAAAGATTCAGCACAAGATCTGGCTAATTCTATGTGTTCTTTCTGTGTGCCATGACCTGAACGTAATCCGACATAATGGATCCAGGACCTAATGGTCCCGTTGACGTACAAGCGGGATTCCATAATACCTTCCGGTAAAACTGCACGAGCTTGTTCTTTAGCGATACCATTTTCGATTGCCCAGCTATAAGATTTTTTTGCTGCATTAACTGTCTCCGATTGTTGTTTTAACCATTCGAGTTGTAAGTCTGGATCTTTAACATCTAAACTATTCTGTCTATTTTTTGTATCCTGTAAACGAGCATCTTTTAATTGAAACTTAAGATCTTGTGTAGGATCGGCATACCTTTGGCTAAACTCTTGAAACGAGAATGACCTGTGTCTTAGTAGTTGCCTTGCAATATCACGTGTAGTCGTAACTTCTAGGCAAGCGCTAACCATTTCAAATGGCGACCAGTGTTTTTCTCTAATGAGATATCGTAATAGTTTTTCCGAGGTTTCGGTGTTATCTTGGTTCGACGGATTCGAGACACGGGCTGTATACGCAATGAGTTCTTGGAGATCGTTACCGACATAAAGTTCCTCCGGTGGTTTACTATAACTAATTAATCTTGTTTTCATCATGTACCTAAACTCCCCACTGGTTTGCAAATATATTCAGCTGTTGCAGTTGGATAATCTTCAGTAAGTGGAACTTCTCTATATATTGGTAGCATCACTTCACACTTTACTTGAGCACTAGGTGGATCAAATCTTTGTATTTCCTGTTCAGAACAAGTTCCATTCATACAAACCGTTAATAATAAATGCCATACTACTTGCATTATGGTATAATCCCCATGACAAAATTTTCTGCACAGTCTTCGGCATATCTTTCACTGTGTTCATACAGAGGCCTAGACTCAACGAGCTCGTCTTCTTTATACATGTCAACATAGAATCCTTGTTCATTTTTCATGACTTCGGCTCTACGGTTTGCATATTTTTCATCTCCCCAATAGGTACTTATTCCAGGTCCTTTGTAGATCATAGCTTAAAATCCTCGAACTTTTCAGATCTAATTTTTTCTCCACTAGCTGACCTATCGAACACTGGAGTATCTTGATCTGGTGTTAATGTTTGTTCTGATTCATCAACATCATAGAGTCTCATCTTAGCTCTATCAATCCCGAGAACAAACCTTTTATATTGTGTGGGATCGTTGTATCTATTCTTTAATTGTTTAACCATGACTTGACCCAGGTTTTCAAGCTCTTCGGTAGAAATGAGAGCGAACATAAGATCCGCCGTAGCCGGCAAACCAAAAGACTCAGATGTATCTTCCAAACCAACATCCGAATTGCTAAAACCTGACCTAGTCGTTTGCGTCGCTGAGAATATTGGTAGGTTAAACTCGACTGCCAATCCTCTGAGTTCCTCTGCAATTGCTTTAATATATGTGTAGGAATTGATTGATCCTCCCATTGCTTTCATACGAGATGATGCGCAAATGTTTAAGTAATCAATATATATTATGTCGGGAACAAACTGCTTTTTAAGCTTCAATTCATTCAATAAAGCACGGAAGTGTCCGGAATGTGCAGAGCCAGTAGGATATTCCTTTACAATAAGCTTACCGTTTGTCTTACGTTGTAGATCAGCAACTTTAGTTGAGAACATATCCTTTGATAGATTTTCGAGTTGATCAATAGGTACGTTCAATAAGTTGGCATCAATACGTTCTGCGATTCTTTCTTCTGCCATTTCCATTGTGATATACAAGACATTCGAACCAGCAGCAAGGTTGGCCGAAGCAAGGTGACACATGTATAGTGACTTACCCACGCCCGTACCCGCAAGGCAAATATTCAAACTCTTGTTTGGAACACCACCTTTAGTAATCTTGTTGAAATATTCGAGATCGAATGGAATACGATTTTCTTCTTTATGATAGAACTCAAAACGTTCATCAGCATTCTCAATATAATCATGACCTACGTTGGTATCGAATGCTACACCGAGTGCTTTTGATAAGAGATCTGGCAAAGCACCTTTAGTCAACGATTCATGTTTACCATCGATGATTGAGATAGATTCCATAACGGCATTATAGATCGCACGATCTTGGCACCACTTTTCTGTAGTATCAATCAACCATGTATCATCAATCTTTTCTTTCGAAAACAATTGTGGCAATATATCTACGGCAACACTATACTGTTCTCCGCCAAGCATCTCAGATTGATCCAACTCAATCTTAAATGTTTCGGCACTAGGAAGTTTATTATACTTTCCAACAAACTTACCGGCTTCCTTAAATAATATACGATAGACACCTTGAAAATAATCTGGCCTGATAAAAGGTAATACTTTACGCATATACTTTTCATCAGTCAATAAATTTCTAAGTATAGTCTGTTCAAGATTTGCTTGCATTATTGCGTTCCATGTAAGTTTTTATAATATCGACTAACTGTGTATGTGTATCATCGAACCACTCGTTAACGTGGTAGTTAACTTCTTTAAGATCTGGTTTTTGGAATATAACATCTGTATCTTTATATTTACTTTCTTTTACTGTATCCATCCAAATAGTATAGTCTGCATTAACCCAATCTCGAGTAACTGCAGTTGGACAAATAAAATCAAGTACAGCTATTTTACCAGCCATCACAACACCATCGGCAATATGTCCCATTCGTAAACTTTGTCGGTGTCTACCTTTTATACTAAAGTCCCAATCATTGTGCTTTGTACGTATATCATCTGCGTTAATATGCACACCATTGATTAATTCTGCGAATGGTTTAGCCAACGTTGTTTTGCCACTACCAGACAATCCAAAGATTAATATTTTCATTCTTCTTTATCGCTTATATGTACACTACCCTCTTCAACACCTTGTCGAAGAATCTCTTGTAAAACATCTCCAGCCCATTCTTGTAAACCAACATCTTCAGAAGTAAGTTCAGAATCCGGTGATGACTCAACAAAGAAGTTGAAGTTCATAACACCGGCACCGGCTTCATTAATTGAGATGGCACCATACTGAATTACTGTTTCAGTATATGGTCCTTCCATAAAACGTACTAACCAATGTTGGTCACCATCAGAACCGGGGACTAACTGATAAGTTACATTTTCTTTATGCTGCATCTTGGGGTTCTTCCTCTCCAGCAGTTGGTCCACCGATACTAAATTTGGATTTAATGTAACTTTTGAAATCGGTTTCGGCGAAGATTGGTTGCCAGAATCCGGGATCCAATGTGTCTTTTTCTCTGACCTTGGGGTCCATGAGTTCTCCAGTATCTCGATCAACACGACAGTACCAACCGTTACTAGGCTTAGCAACGTAATTGCCAGTAAGAGCGACGTCGAGTAAGCCGCTATGAGACTGAACGCCGCCATCCCAAGACACGCTAATAGGTATTTTAGACTTTTCTTTGACATACCTTGACTTCTCCACATTGATAACAAAGTGGTAGCCTTTTATTTCCGTACCAACTTTGTCCTGCTGACGACCTAGTATCCAGATATTATCAGCAGAGTAATAGATTCCTGTACCACCAGAGACCACGGCTTTCGGGAATAGGCCAATCTCCATGTACGTATGATTAACAGCAATCAAAGGTATATCTTTCATGTTCAAGTATGGTGTTGACATACGGAACAAACCTTTAAGTGCTTTTGCACGTGACATATCGGCAACAGACTTTTCATTGATAGCATCATCCATTTCTTTCTTTGATGCTAGGTTACCAACTGAATCAATCATAACAACAACCTTGTCATCACGATCTAGATTTTCGAGTTGAGCAATCAAATCAAACTTTAACTCTTCAACGTTAGTAATAGGTGTATGTAATACACGACTTGTATCAATATCGAATTGTTCGAAGTAAGCCTGTGGCGAACCAAACTCTGAATCATAAAATAATAATACTGAGTCAGGATATTTCTTAAGATATGCACTTGCCATGATAAGACCGAATGAAGTCTTAAAATGTTTGGATGGACCGGCGAGTACAGTAAGACCCGGTATTAATCCGCCATCAACATCACCAGATAGTGCAACATTCATCATTGGAACGTGTGTTGTTACAAAATCTTTTTGATTAAAAAATTTAGATTCAGAAAG